AGAAGGATTTGATGACGTTGAGTCTGCGGTTTTCCCTGTCCGGTTGACCAGCCACGATCCAGTTTATGTTTGCGTTGAAGTCCATTCCGATGCATATCGCCGCGTTCGGGTCAACGTCTGCGTCGGATCTTGAGTCCATGTCTGCCGAGAAGTCGTTCTGATAGAAACGTTCCTCGAGGTAGTCGTAATCGGAGGCATCGTATTTGTGTTTCTCTCTCATCGAGGAGTAGAAGCCATCCTTTGCAATTCCGAGACGGCGGCATAGGATGGATGTCTGGAAAGTTTTCGGTGTCAGGTCGCGTTTCATTTTGCGTATGTAGTCCTCGCCAAGCAGGGCGATGTTTTCAATGGATGAGTATTCTTTGTAATAAGTCGCCTGAGAGCGCAGCCGGTTGAGATCCCGGTCGAGGCGGCGCAGGTATCCTCTCAGGTATTTTGGCGGCTCGACGCCTTTCTTTCTCATGTCCAGGATGCGGGAACGTATTTTCCAGTATTCGTATATCGCTCCTTCGATGACTCCGATAAGTTCCGGATCCATCTGTTCGCGGTATCTGAGAAACCAGGATCCTTTCTGTGTCTGCGGCATGTCCGAGAGCACCATCATCGAGTTCCAGCAAGACTTGTGTCCGAAGTCTGCCTTGATACCTCCCAGTGCGGGGAATGTCTCGCCTTTTAGTTTTTCGTAATCGATGAAGCGTGCCTCATCGATGAGGAGCCATGAGAGAGTAAGGGAGTTTGCCGAGTAAGCGCGATCCTGAGACAGGATGTATGCGAAAGATCCGTTGCAGTAGTGGATGAGGTGTTCGTTCTCGCGAGGTTTTATAATCGGGTCTTTGAAGAATTTAGGAGGTTTGCGACCTACGACATAGTGGATGCCTTCACGGTATCCCCACCGTTCCCAAGCGGCGAGCATTCCGGGGATGGTGTTTGTCAGACCGTGTTTGAAAGTAGGTACTACTATGCCGCCTCCGGAACCGGGCATGCGCTGCATGTTGCGCAATGAGAATGGGGAGGCGATGGAGTCTGTCTTTCCTGTGCGGCGTCCGGCGACTATGACAGATGTGCGTGCGGCTATGAGCTGCACGCGTCGCTGAACATCGTTGAAATATATGCGGTTTTCCATGTCTATGCGTCAACTGGGTCAAGAGTGTCCGGATTTTCCGGAAGCGGACCGAAAAGGTTGTTCTCGTCCAGGTCCGCGTCTTCAGCCTCGATATCTTCTATGTCTGGAATTTCCTTGATATATTTTTCGGTAAGCTCACGGATGCGTTCCCGGATGTTCGGAATCTGTCTGATTCCGAGAACTGAGGGATCATCGGTCGGCACAAACGGCTGCGGGATGATCTGGTCAACCGGGATGTCGGATTCATCCTCTTTGTCGATGTTGAGGTATCTGGCGTAGTTTGCGGCAGCCTGAGCCATTGATCTTGCGTCCTTGCGAGCTTCGGCAATCTCGAATGTGCGCAGAGTCATCTGGCGGAAGCGCCATCTGTCGAATTCTTTCGAAGAAGAGCTCAGATGAGGCAGCAGCGCCTTAACTATCGACAGATCCGAGTATGCTGTAGGTCTCGATATGCCGAATCGCGACACGCATTCGGAAACAAACACCGCGTCTTTAGCAGCGGGGTTAGAAAGAAACCACTGGTGCATCTCACGCACCCGTTCGATCTTGCGGGCGAGAGCGTCAGGATATTTCCTATACAGCTGTTCGGAATCTGTATAGAGGTCGTTGCGGCATGCTTCGAGTCCGGAGTCGTACATTTGTAAGTTGTTATGAGGTGTCAGATGTAAACTTCGATGTCATTGATTTCATAAATAAACACATCGCGGATCCTGCGTATGTTCGGCGGTCTGTCATCGAAAAGGCATTTAATATTCCGTGTACCTGTGAGGTAGTCGTATCTTAGAGACACGGCACGGTCGATGTGCCGAATCTCTCCGGCAGCTGTAAGGAAGGAAACGGAAAATTCGTTTTCTTCCATTATGCGCCGAGCCGTGGAGATGTGCATTGCATCCATATGTGCAGGGATCATGAGCCGGGGTTCAGCCTGGCGTCCGAGTGCTGGTCGAGGGTTGTCAACTGTATGAACGGGCATACCGGCTTTGCGCCTTTCCATTCGTTGAACGCTATGATAAGCCGGTGAGGCTTGAAGAGCATGTCGCGGTATGGTTTCTGAGCCGCCTGCGCGATGGTGTGAAGTTCCCGTTTGTCGGATCCGGAGTTGTTTGACTGGGATTTGCCGGGTACGGAGCCGACAAGGTTGCTGTGGACGCGCATCGTAAAGCATATCATGTTGACTGCTTCCTGTATGTCGGTCGACCAGTCGCCTCCTTCTTTGGAGTCGTCGATCTTGTGTATGACGACATCGTGGTTTTCTCTTCCGTCGGGTGTGACATAGTATTGGGAAAACCAGACTTTGCCGGAGTTTTCGGCGGTAGTGAGAAAGTCGATGATGTTCTGTTTTTCTTCGACAACGCGTTCTTTGCGTTTCTCAAGGTCTGTTATTCCTTCCGCCTGAAAGAGCCTTTCCCAGTATGACGCCGAAATCTCTATATGGTATTTTATGGGCGCCGAGTTCCCGATCTTGGCTTCCTTGGCGATTCCGATGAGCTGCTTGATGTTGTACCATTTTCCTTTGAACAGAGCGGCGTAATATGGAATCGGATAATATGTGTTGTCTACGGTGGGTATTCGTGAGACGACGGCGAATCTGGAGTCTTTCGAGCCTGCCGCGATGCGTGCCCTGAGGTCTGCGAGAGGCGCGCGCCTGTCGAGCAGCGGTATGGTCTCGATGTCTTCTTCAGTGAGACCGGGAAGTCTCCAGTTCGCATAATATACGTATGGGATGCAGCCGTTTCTGTCGGCGACAGAGAAGCGGCAGTAGCACGCCTCGCGTCTTGCGACAGAAGCGATTGATTTCTTGTCTTTGGAGAGAATGACGACCGAGACCGCGAAACCGAACATCTTGAAGTCCTGGGACTGTCCGAAGAATAGTTCGGGAAGGTCGTTAGTCTCGCAGAAGTCTTCGATGCGCTTCCGAACATCGAGGTCGCATGCCAGAGTGTCGTATTGCAGACCTGCGCCGTAGCATACTTCCGAGTTGAAGATATTGCAGGTCGCGAGTGTTTCGTCTTTTTCAAAGAGTTCCATGATGTCGTACGGCATCATGTCATCACCGCCCCACGGGATGTATTCGATGTTGTCTGAAATGTGGCGCGGAGATATTTCGCGTTGTTCGCGAAATACCTTCGATGAGTCTGTAATAAATGCTGCGTTGGCTTTTGCAAGCGGGATGTATTCTACAGAGTTGAGCATATCGAGAGTCGGTTTTACAGTTTGTCATTCGTCATCTTCCATGTCGAGAAGGTTCTTTCGTGTGTTGTCGAGAGCGAGAGGCGATCCTATGCGGGCGAGCTTCATCTCCTGTGTCCTGAGCTGTACTTTGGAGAGTACTTTTCCGCGGTGGTATGCTTTATATGCCGGGCTGGTTTTGTCGCGTATGTCCTCGCGGAGAGTTTCCGGCGGGACATCGAGGATTACCGCCATGTCTGAGACAGGGAGGTATATCTGTGCCCATTCCTCAATTTTCTTCAATTCTTGATCCGAGTATCTCATCGAGCGGTACTGAGTGATATTCCGAGATATTCCGGAACTCTGCAAGGAGGTCAGAGAATATCTGCGGAGATGTTGTTATAAGAGTAGATTCAAAGCGGTTTCCCCGCGTGAGGTTCTGGGAGGTGACAACAGAAACGCGCCTGCCATCGCGAGCTTCGACAAGTAGGATTTTTGAATGGTTGTCTGTCATGAAGGCGGACTCGTATACCTGAGATATGAACATCCAGAGCTTTACAGTCTTGTTGGATGCCTTGTGGTCGATTATGAGCGATGCGTTGCGAATCAGTCCGTTTCGGCGGATGAAGTAGAGCCGGCGCAAAAATTCTTCCGAGACTGAGAATGTGGTCTGGTATATGTCGGATACGCCGACCTGGGCGAGGATCCAGTCGAGGATGTCGGCTACCTGCAGTCTGTTTGTAAGCAGGACCTGAGACTGGCATTGCGCGAGAGGGCGTATCAGACCTGATATGTCATCACCGCGTTTCATTCTTTTCCGTAATCGTCATATTTCTTCCAGTTCAGGCGGTATTCCGTATCCTGTTTTTTCAGGAGCGCGCAAAGGTCTTTCAGATCTTGCGGCGCGCAGTCTTTCCTGGATTTCAGCAGAGTCCTGATCTGAAGGTGGAGCTGCTGCATTGAGTGCCTGAGTTCAAGGTTTTTCCGATACAGCGACTGTATTTCTTCGGGCAGTGTGTCATGGTCGGCGCGTCTGCCGGCTTTGAAGGCTGCTGCCGAATTTCCTGCTTTGAGGCTGAATTTTTCCGAGATAAGGTCTTTCGCCTCTTTGCGGATCTTTTCCTTGTCTTCTTCGGATGGACGGTTCACGCGTTGTTCGTAATGCCGTCTGAGTTCCGATTCAATAAGGCCGGCGTTGCGTTCGAGATTGCGCATGATGTTGTTGTGCCGGATCTTGTTTCCGTCAAGCTGAAGAAGGATTGTCGCGCCATGGGCGAGGTTTCTGTCTTCAGGCGCGGCATCGAGCCATGCCTTGATTACGGCGTTGAAGTTGTATTTTATCATATCTTGTTGTGTACTGCGGCAAAATATGCAGTTGAAGTTTTTTGTATCCAGCAGTTTTTTCATCGAGAACAGAGTCTGTCCGGATGTCACGAAGTCATCGAACACAATGAGATTTCTGTGTGACGGAATGTTGTTGAATTCAAAAACTGCGTTTACGCGGAGATGCGATCTTGCGACGGCTACGTCTTCATAGAAGGGGATGCCGAGCAGTTTCCCGATGTATTCGGCGCAGAGAGATGCGAAGTTGTTGACTTTGTGTCTGCGCTTTGGTGTCGTGATGATTGCGAAAGTCTCCGGGTCGAGTCGGGAACCCATGACGGAAGAAATGAATTCCGCCATCTTGTGTGCGACAAACGGGATCATCTTCGGGTCTTCCTTGATCTCGAGGAGAGTCCGTCCGTGCTGAGACTTGCGCCATAGCGTGAGCGTCCTGAAACCTCCGTTGCGCAATGCGATGTGAGCTTTGCCGTCGGCAAAGTCGCATCGTGCTGCATCTGACTGACAGGCGAGCCACGGTTTGCGGGCGCGTGTGGCAAAGATGTCGAGTCTGTCGGGATTCAGATCGGGAACGGAGAAGTCGCTGATGTCTCGAGGGGAGAAATCCCCGGAGACATCAAGCGACATCAGGCATTCACGCGGCTGGCTCCGTCTGTTCATCGTCAGTGATGTTAATCTCGCCTTCTTCAGTAAGGATCACACCGTTGAAGAAAGGCGCCGACACGAGGTTCGAGGCTTCGACCGCAATAGTGGTGGATGTCGACCCTGTCACTCCCTGACCAAGGTCCTGGGCGACGGTGTTCTTTGACTCGAAGTCCGGGCTTCCGACGAGTCTCCATCTGCCTTTTTTGTCTTGAAACAGGAAGAAGCACCGCGTGTTGTTGATGTAGACGCAGGCGTTTGTCGCTTCCGGACCCACGCCCGGGTGAACCATGGTCAGTTTATCGAGTTGTGTCTGGTTGGGGTAATCTCCTTGCGGATCGGACTGGAACTGGGACTTCTCCGGAAGGAAATCGAGATATTTGAATGTCTTGTCCGCTGCGAGAACGAACTGCCCGGTGAGGATCGACGAGGTGGGACGACCGTCTTCGTCAACGGGTATCTTCGGATGGTTAAGGCAGTCTGCCATCGATATGTAATATGCGCGGCGGCGTATGCCGGCGGGTTCCCTCGCACCAGCCTATGGACTCCTGGAGTCCCATGCATTTTTTCTTTGACATAGTGTAAAAAATTAAATTTTCAGCATAGTTGAGTGTTATCTAAGGCTCCACCTCTCCGTCATGGGACGTTGACTTGAGCTTGACAGCAAAGAAGAATGATTTGTGAACAGTGCGGAACTGGAATCCGAGGAACATGCGCATCATGAATGTGAGCGTGTCCGGCTGATAATCCTTGACGCGTACGTTTTCCTCGTCCGACTCCTGGTCTACTCCGACGAGTAGATTTTCCTCGACGGATATGTGTATGAATTCGGAGTCGCGTTTTCCAGTCTGAGGGCAGATGATGAGGTTTCCGTTTGAACCTTCCACGACGGTCTGTTCGAATTTGCCGTTATAGGCTATCCCTTTGCTGTTGTTTTTGTATGAGGTGTTGTATGCGTCCGAGATTGCCTTAGAACAGTAGAGGTAACATTTCTTTTCACGGAGAGTGTCATCGAGCAGGGATACAAGTCCTGTGATGACTTCGTAGGCATTCTCTTTTGTGATGGGTTCGCCGAGCTCGAAGTAGTTGCCGTTCTCGAGGGATACTTCTCCTGATTCGATGTCTTTCTTCGTGATGGTGTCAAATCCGTCCGCGATATCCATGGTGGTGTTGCCTTTGGGATTTCGCACGCCGCGCCAGACGGCGAAAGGCGCGTTTCTGAGCACTCCTTTGGCGATGAGCGCGAGAACTTCTTTTGCCGTAGGTGTGTTTGCGAGTTCTCCGTCCATCGCTTTGTTTGCCTGATGATCAAGCAGTGTGTTCATCGCCTCGTTGGGATCGAATTCGGCATTGACGGAGCTGAAGTATGTGGTCAGCGGTCTGAGGTTGAGGTCGAGATTCACATCCGATTTACGGTTTTTGACGTATGGTGCCATTTCTGCGCCGGAGACGTCTTCGGCACCGACAAGAACAGTTCCCCGGATTCCACGGCGGACTGTCATGTGTTTTGTGGACTGGCGAAGGGTGATTACGGGAATCTTGAGAAGTTCTTTCTCGGCGGTAATCGCTGCGTTCTGGTAATCTTCCGTGTTGTATTTAAGTTTGCCCATGAAGTGATAAGTAAGTTAAGTTAAGTAATGGGATAAATCTGTAAGTCAGTGGCATTGATGCCCGTCAGGGAAGCGATTTGAACAAGTCAACAGCTTTCTTCATGTCTGCGACATAGTCCGACTGCGGCGAATTGTCCGCTTTGGGAGACTCGACCACCGATTTGTGGCTGTCGGCTGGTTCTTTTTCAAGAGCTGCGATGCGGTCTTTAAGTTTTTTGATTGCTGCGATCACATCTTTGGATGTGTCTTCGGCAACAGGCTGAGCGGTGTCTGTTCCGGTGCCTTCGTTTTTCTGATTCATGACTGATGAGTTATTAGAGGGTTTGACATTTTTATGTGAGATTTTAGTTTTGCTCCTTGTGCCGAACTTTGAAAGAATCCGGGTTGCGAAAGATGATTCCGTCTGTTTGCGCTGGAGTGCAGCGGGAACAGGAATCCCGTTCTGTGCAAAGGCGAGTGCTGTCACATCGTCAAGAACCGGTTCGGGGTCTTCGTCGAAATCTGTGATTTCATCGATGAATCCCCATGCGAGTGCTTCTTCGGCGGTGAGCCATGTGTCTTTTGCCATAAGAGCATGAAGCTCTTCAACCGATTTTTTGCATCGTCTGGCGTATGCGGCGGCGATGGAGATGTCGAATTTCTCGAGGTCTGCCTTGGTCTTCTGGAGTTCCTGACATTTCGCTTCAATCTGTTCGGCATTAAGATTGTCGAATGAGCAGATGTATGCAGAGCAGCGGTGCACGAGATAATGAGCCTGAGAGTCCATCGTGATTACCTTCGCGCCGAGTGATGCGATGGTAGCGGCTGACGCATTCATGGATACGAAGTGTACATGAACGTCGCCATGG